GGCCCTTGGCGGCTATTGCAGTAATCAGCCAGTGATCCGGATTCACCCAATGCCTGAAACTGCGCAATCTCGTCCGGTCGCGCAAGCTCGGCCAGATAGGCTATGTGCCAAGGGTCACAATGCACCATATTGGACGGGGCTTTTCTCATGGGCGAAGTGTTATCCATAGCCTAAAATCTTCAAGTCTCATGCCGTTACGCGCTGATCCTGCAAATACACGTTGACCGCCTGAATCTGCCAGTCGTATTGGCTGGAAAACGCAATCGACACGCTGAAACTCGGAGCCATCAGCGCAATGGGAATGAAATTACCCGGCAAAGTGTCCGCCGCAATTGCGAATGGCGTTGTCATCCTCGATGTATTGGACTGGTCATACCCAACGGATATGCTTGCCGTGCCTCCCGTTGACTTGGCAACAACGTCTATTCCATCCAGCTTCTTAGTCGTCCCGGTCGTGCCGAAGTCCAGCCACGGCCACTGCACGACACCCGTGAAATATGCCGCGCGGCCATGCGTGTCGCTAGCGAAGTCCTGCATCGCGGCAACATCCACCTTGACAATATCGCTGCCCGTCTGCCCCACCGTGTTGCAACGGATATACAGGTCATTACCGTTCTGGCAGAAATTCTCGATGACAAACGGGAACAGGTAACGCGACCACGCGCCGACCTCGCCAACACGGTTCATCGTGTAGACAAAAACGTTCGTCTTTGTTGAGCCGCCTGGGTTCTGGAAGAAACCCGAATCCGGCCATCCGGGGAAAGCAAGCCAATACTGCCCGGCACTCGGGAAGTACGTGGCTATGGGATCGACATTATTGGCATCCGCCCATGCCCGAGCGGCCTGCACGATAACGTCAATCGGCATGCCAACGTCACCGGCAGAAAGGTTACTGGATGCCACGGATATCCCAATCGTCCGCACGCCCTGCGGAGACAGGAAAAACAGGTCATTGTTGACCGGCGACAAGGCACGTTGATACGTAGTGCCAATCGGGATCGCGTCCAGCAAACTCATGTTCGCCGGGTCTTCGTCGATCTGCCACATCTGCAAACCTTGCGAGTTGAACACCACAAGGTTCGACCGATACAGGCCAAGTGCGGTAACAGGATTTGCGCCGTAGGATTGCAAGCCAGTACCGAGGAATCCCGCATCAGCCTCGGAAGTCCAGTCCGTGGGGTTCGTCGTGGCCGAGAACCGCACAATGTCATTGTCGCCAGCGAATATCTTGGACGACGCGGTAAGGACGTATTTAGACTGCGGGCAGTTGGCGTCTGTGATGGCAGGAGTCATGCACTGCCAGTTGCATGTGTTGTCTCTTACATTGACTCCCGGAACCGTAGGCCATGATGGCTCGCCGTAAGCAGACTGCATTAAGGGATCACAGCGCCACGTCACAGACGAAACAACGCCAAACTGCCACACGCACGTTCCATCCGTAACCGTGCCCCCGGAAGTCGTCGGCCACGTCGGCTCGGTTGTTCCAGATATGCCGGTGCCAGACTGCACCGCCGTATACACTGGAGCGTTTACTCCGGCAGGCGTCACATAAGACCAACCGAACGCATCAACCAATACAGGTGCGGTTCCAGAACTGTTTACATAGCACCCGATTGCGACGTATGCGGCATTATTCGGCGCGATCGCAGTAACCGTCGTGCCCTGCCACCCACCTGGGTTTGGGTTGCCACCGGGTACGGGCCTGATACCGGTTCCATCCGTCCGCGATATGAAAGTGTTCGATGAGTCATACCAGAACACGGAGACAACACCACTTGCCGCACCAAGCGCATTCGTCCCTGTGTTTACCATGCACGATGCCGAAAAATTCTGACCCGGCGTGACCGGCGCGTGATTCGTATTTACGAGCGTCTTTCCGGTTCCGGCACCAGCAGGAATTGACGCGCAATACGTCCCCGTATACGCGCCAGAACTGATAACGCTCCATGTGCCAGTCGGAACCCACCCGGTAAGACTCCCCAATTCAAAATCCGGATTGTTCGGAGGCGACGCGGCCTGCCCTGCCGACGCCGTAGAAATAACCATTGCCCCACCAGGGTAACTAGTAGTCGGTTGCCAAGCTGGCAGAACATTGTTAGATACGGTAGTCATGGCTGCTCAAAATTCCCCGCTTTTCGACCACCCGGATTGCCATAACGTCCGCCAGTTCCAGTTCCTGGTGGTGTCGCATTCGGAGGGGATGGCGGCTGCGCAGGCGTTGGGTTTTTGTATCCTGTCGAATACTCCGTTACCGTTGCGCCTTGAGATGTAGGCCACGTCGGTTCCGTTGGGCCAGTTGTTGCAGCGGTTCCTGTGTATACGGAAACGGTGTACTCATACCCGTTGTAAACAGTCGGCTGCACGACCATCGGTGGAGAACCCGTGACGCTCATGTGCGGTTGCCACGCCGGAGGATTGTTTGTTTGTATGGCAACGTAGTAAAAGCCGTTTGGAGTCGTCGGCTGCACCATCGTGTTTGCCTGATAGATAGTGTGCTGCGCCCATGCCGGAGGGTTTTGCAGCCAATAATGTCGAATCAGTCCATCCGTGAACTGGGCCACGACGTACAAGTACCCCATGAACGGCTGCGCGTAGTGAATCTTGCTAAGTTGCCCAGAAAATGAAGTGCCCTGCGGATGCCGCAACAGCACCACTTGATAGCTCCCCGTGCTGACGATCTTCGTAGGGTCGGCGGTGAAGGCGTAGAAAACACCCTGAAATGCCACAAGCCCAGCCGTGTTCGCTCCGAATTGGTGCGTCCACGTCGTCCCCGGCCTTTGCGTCGGACTGCGGCTGGCGTTGATGTAGGCGTTCGTGAGTTCGTACAGGGTTTCAGGCGATGCGCCGCCCTTGTCCCGCAGGCGCGTCATGCCTGCTTTGGATGCGTTGAGGGTTACGCTGCGGACGGGCATCAGTTCACCCGATTGCCGTTTTGATCCAGCAGGATCGGTGGGATGCCGTTCCGGGCAGGGTTATTGCCGGGGATGTACCGTTGTGTCGTGTGACCAGCGGCGACCAGTTCGGCGATGTATGCGCCCAATTCTGCCTGTGCCATCTTCGCGTCAGGCTGCTTGTAGAACGCCTTGGCGTCTGCCAGCGCCTTCAGGTAGATCGCCTGCCAGTCGATGGTGTTCACGTCCGTGTCTGCCTCGAAAGGCAGCGGCTTGAAGTAACCTTTGATTCTCAGCAGCCACGCCGAGCTAGTAGGCATCGGCCACAATTCGATTGCATCGCGTATGTCGTACCATTCCGGCACGCCCACGTTGCTACTGGAATAGGCAGCAGGTGGCACGCCCTTGATGAGAGAGCGCCATGCGTTGTCGCCGTAGGACAGCCCAACCCACGTCACTTCACGCGGATCAAGCCTGCCGATGCCTGCTGTGTTGTTGAACGTCGGCAAAGCGCCGTTCGGCGTGATCGTGCCGTTATCCGTCCAGCTTGTTTGCGTCGCCGGAACCGTGGCAAGCAATTGCTCCGCGCCTTGCGCACGCCCGTAGATGCCGTAGCCCGTTACACGGCTATCGACCAAAGGAGTCCACGACACGACAACGGACGTGTTCGCAGGAACGCCAGTGATGACTCCAGACGACAACGTAGTGGAACCCACGGTCTGCGATACGCTCACCGTGTACGTGCCAGTCCCGCCCGTCGTTCCCGTCAACTGCGCGACGATGGACGTACCCGCCGCAACACCCGCACCCGTGATGATCTGCCCTGCGGCGTATGTCCCTTCCGTAACCGCCGTTATCGTCATGGTGGTTGCAGCAATGGAACCCGTGCCAACCACGTTCGGCGATGGCAGCGTGTTGCCATTTGGAACCGTCGTGACAACGCCGCCAACGATATCAACGCCAGAGGCAGTTTGCGCTACTACTCGGTAGTAGGGCGTTCCTTGGGTGAGAGAGCCGTTAGCGGTGAACGTGTTGGTAGTTTGATCGTAAAAAACCGCTGTTTTGTAATGATTGACGTTGCCCCCGCCATCACCTCCAGCATATAGCACTTTGCCACTATTATGCATGACTAGCGCCACGAGGTTATTAACCGCAGTCGGCAACGAGTTAACGGTTGCTGAAAATGTTCCGGCTACCGGGTCGTAAGTGGCCGCATCAGTGGTTACGCCAGAAGACGTAATCCCACCGGCTATAATCGCCTTGCCATTGAGTAGTAATGCAATGGTGTGGTTGTAATGGGCACTTGGCATAACCCCGGTGGCAGAGAATGTGCCTGCATCGGCATCATACAAATCAGCAGAGTTGAGTATCGCGAACGACGCATCTCGACCGCCAGTTACAAGAACTTTTCCATTCGGCAATAGAACTTGCTGATGGTATGCGCGAGTTGCGCTCATTGTTCCGGCAGTAGCTGAAAACGTCCCGGCAACTGGATCGTAAATCTCTGCGGTATTCACCGGAACAGAGTTAGTACCTCCGCCAGTAATCAGGACTTTACCGTTAGGCAATAACGTAGCTGCATGGCCAACGCGCCCGGTCGCCATTGATCCAGTTGGGGAGAATTTTCCCGTGAACGGATCGTAAATCTCTGCCGCCGCTGTCACTCCTAAATTGGAAATTTGCCCACCACTAACAAGCACTCTGCCATTTGGTAAAAGTGTACTTGTAAACGAATAACGCGCTGTAGACATTTGCCCTGTTGGCGTGAATGTCCCACCACTGTAGATTTCTGCGGTGCTTAATGGGGTTGTCTGCCGGCCTCCGGCAACAAGCACCGTTCCATCGTTAAGAACGCAAGCAGAGGCAGCATGTCGGGCGGAAGACATGCTGCCACATGGTGAGAATTGTCCAGTAGCCGGATTAAATAATTCAGCACTTGAAAGAATGGCTGAGGCGTTATTTGTTCCGCCAGCAAATAGAGAGGTTCCATCGTTTAGCACGACGCCAACGTAACCGCTTCGCTCCATTGCCAAGTTCTGCGCAGTCATCGCCGCACCCAACGTAACCGTCACTCCCGTGGGCTGACTCAATGCCGCGCCATCGTCGTTCCCAACGCCGTAGAACCGCACACCTGCCACGGTAGTCCACGTAAACCACCGCTCCATGCGAAATACCTTGTAGGCTCGATACAACACGTCCTGCGCTGTTTTCAGGAACCGATTGACCAACGTTACCGCATTCGGCGGGATGCGCTCCACAAGACCCTTCATGTACCCGTCGAACTTCGCCATTGCGTCTTTCGCATCTGGCTGTTTCATCATCTCCTTGAGCTGCGCAAGCGCCAGAAGGAACACCGGCTCCGCGTCAATCGTCGTCTGATCCGTGTCCGCGACGAACGGATTGAGCGTAACCGGGGAAGCGCCGGATATTTCCGGACGGCGCACGATGACGCGCTGCGCATCCTGCAATGCCGCGTTCACCATGTTGTTGATGTTCGGCGGCATCCGCGCCAGAAGATCGGCAAGCCACTTCTTCGTTTCTTCGATGTACAACTGGCCGTCTTCTTGCCCGTAGTGAAGTTTTGCCATGCCAAGGGCAAGGTTCGTGACAGCAATCGAGTCCACAGTCACCTTGTCGGTGTCGTTTACCAGCAGTGGCGGCGCGGAAACAGTCCTTCCGGGTGAACTCGACGGCGGCGGCAGGATGCCGATGTTGACGGCAAATCCAAAGTCCTGGAACATGGCATTTGAACCAGTGAACATTTGCAAAAAATTCTCACCACCGGACGTTGTTCCACGGTAAACAACAAATCCGAGAGCATTCGGGTTGCTGTTCCATGAAGTTTGATAGATGTTGACGATACTCTTCGGGGACGCAGGAATAACGGCAGTGAATTCCGCGCACGGTTGGGTTTCAACCACGTTGTTGCCAAGATCGACAAGCGCCGTTACCACGTAGTAGTAGGTTCCCGCAGCCAGTGTGCCGAATTGTTCAGCCTGTACCGAAGCCGCGAAATTGACAGGCGGGGAGATTTGCTGATTGCCGCTGCTTTGCGTTCCATTCGATGCCGCGTCGAATTCAATCTGACGCCACAACGTTTGATAAGCGTTGTTGATGAAACTGTTCAGCATACCGGCAATTCCCGGAGGCGGGTTTGCCGCCATCGCCGCCATGCCAAGCATGTTGAACAACTGCGCCCGGATATTGCCGAGCGTGTCAATGCTTCCCACCAGCGGCGTAGCAAGCCCAAGCGCCGTCTTGATGTTCGATCGAAGATCACTCAGCGTTCGCGTCGTTCCGACCGATGACAGCGGGGCCATGAACCCCAATCCGTCAAACACCATCTGGCGCAACTGCGCCAGCGTGCGCGTGTCGTAAGCGTCCGATACCGTCGGGTTCAACTGGATAGCCATGCACAACTCCCTAAAAAATAGGGGCCGAAGGGATTAGCCCCGGCCCCAAAGGCACGCCCTGCATCGGAATTTCAATTGACCCGGCGATAAGACCGCTTGAACTCATCGAAACTGCGGTACACCGCATCCACGGCCTTGCTGCCATCCGTCGTGTCGTAATGGGATTTCAGAAGGTTGTAAGCCGTCTGCGGGTCAGGTACATCTTCCTTCGCCACCGGCTTGCGTTCGCCGATCAAAACCGCCGCATCGCCGAACAATTCCTGAAGAACAGGAATCTCGTAATCCGGGCACTCGCGTTGGATGGTGTGCGACGGATTGCGCTTGATGCCAACACTCACCATTTCCATCACTGGACTCCTTCAAGGTAGATCGCGACGTTCGCAGGCGACGCCTGCAAGGTCGTGACGTTGCACCGCACCCAGTAGTCCGGGGTCACTTCCTGAATCTGCGCAGACGACGAATTGATCGTGGTCAACGTAGTCCACAGCGAAGAACCGGATGCCGGTTGTGCGTTAGTGGCAGGATCGACGCGCGGAGCCGTCTGCACGGCAATGACCGCAGCACCGGGAAGCGTCGGCACGCTCAGGTAGCACTTGCGGCCACCCAGCGTGGCACCAGCACTGCCAAGCAACGGAGTCTGGCTCAAGGCTACCGGCGTCAGGATCGCCACCGAAGTCACCACAGGATTGAGATTGATCATGGAATTGCTCATTGTCTTTTCTCCTTAGGCAATCGACAGGACGGCGTTGGCGTTGCGCTTGCTCGTGGTAAGCCCACGGTCAGCGGTCAGGCCGAAATAGAACACCATGCGGTCGTACATGCGCGGCGGCTTGCGGTTGATCATCCAGCGGCCACGGTTCGGACGCAGTTTGATCGCCTTGCTATTGAGGAAGTAGCAACGCTTGTCCCAATGCACCGTTGGACTGTCAGCCGCCTGCAACACGTCAAAGCTCGGGTTCCAGACAATCGGAATGCCCTTGAAGTACAGGCCGGTGTTGTTCGGCGTCGCGTCACCCGCACGCGAACCGTCCAGCTTGAAACCGCCGACCGCAGGCTGCGTCACCATCATCGTGGTGCCGCCCACCGTGCGGACGTCCTTGGCATACGCATCGACAAACGCGGAACCGGCCTCGATGTGATCCGGCGCGCCCAACTTGCCGTACGTGATGCACTGGCGCCACGTGGTTTCCATCGCGGCAAGCAAGGTTCCAGCCGTTCCGGTGTTGATGCCGATGTTGTAGTTGTTCAGCCAGTACGCATTCGCGGCCTTCGTACAGTCGATGCCAGCCACGTTCGTCTGCGTGTTTGGGGCCGTGTTGACCAGGAAGTCAAGGCCGGGAATCGCCGTCGCGGAGGCCGATCCGTCGCGCAGGAATTCCAAATCCTGATTCTGCTGGAAGCCGTCCTTGAGGCGGTAGAAGTTGTACTTGAGCATGTTCACGATCTCGATGCGCTCGGCATCCGACATGACGGCTTCTTTGTCATCCGTCAGGATGATGCCGTTATCCGCCATCTCCGTTTCGTTCAGCGCGAAACCGTCGAACGCTTCGTAGTGGTAGAACGGGGCAAGCAGCGGCACGTTCTTGCGGTTGTAGGAAACCTGCTGATCGCCGGTATAGGTCTGGTAGTTCGAGTCGTTGCTAACGCTCACCTTCTCGTTGAAAACGCCGTTACCAAACGAGGTTTCTTCCTTGTTGGCAACAAGCCACTTGGAGAAAGGTCGTTCCGTGGTGAACTGATCAATCGGTTCGTTTTTCGCGTAGGTGTTGAGCGTGGCATTAGCGCCAACCGCCAACTGGGTTGCAGTGATAGGCATTGTCGTAACCTCAAAGTAGGAAAGGGGTGAAAACCTTTCCGCGTCTGAGGGGCACAACGCCTCTTACGTGCTACCGGGTAGCGACTCCGGATATTACGACTATTACGCGGCGTGGCCGTGGTTGCGAACCCACGTTTACGCTTTGCCACGCCTTCAGAATGCACTTTTTCAAATAATCTTCAAGCACCCGCAGCACGGGCCTGTTCAACGCCCATCGTGAAGGCTTCCTCGGCATCCTTCGGCGCTCGCGCCATCGTGGCGGCAGGCGAACCCGAAGGGCGCAACGGCATGGCAGAAACCGGAGCCTTGGGCGCAGGATTCGGGATGCGCAGGTAAGCGGCTTCGACAGCGCCAGCCCACCGCGACGGGTGCATATTCTCCCGTATCAGGTCGATGGTGCCGTTGTCCTTGAGCGCCTTGAGTTTGTCGGCAAAGTGCGGATCGTTGGCCTTGAGCCGGTCATTGAGCGCGTTGACGTTCTCCATGGCCGCTTCAATGTTCGCCTTTTGCTCGTCCTGTTCCTTCGCTTGGCGCGCGCTGATCTGGCGTTGCTCCTCCTCACGCGCCTTTTGCGCCCGCGCCTGGGCGACCTCGCGCGCAACCTCTGCCGTGATCTCACCAGCCTCGATGCGGTCGTTCAAGTCCTTGTGCTCGGTCACAGGATCGAACCCGCCGACAGGCTCGCCAAGCGTCTTTGCCAGCCACGTCACTTCCTCGGTCATCGACTTGAGCGCACCACGCATCATTTCCCGGTCGCCCGAATTGATCGCCTTCAGATATCGGAATGCCGTGCCGATCTGCTGCGGGTTAGCCTTCGTGTCGCGGATTATCTCGTTGAACTGCTCGGCCTGCTGCGCCAATTCCCGGATTGGAGCAATCTGTTTTTCCACTTCCTCTTTCGTCGGGCGCGCGGCCAATTCACGGAACCGCTCGGCACTCTTGCCCTTGAGCTTCAATTCCGAAACCTCGGTGTCAACCTTGGCCTTGGCATCGGCAGCCGCCTTTTCCTCTGGCGTCGGTTCCGGCTTGGCCTGCGGCTTCGCGTCAACGGTCGCGGCATCCGCCTTGGCAGGTTCTACCGGCTCCGGCGTCTTGGCGACCGGTACGCCATCCTCTACCGCAGTCGCCGCCGCTTCCGCAAACGCGGTTTCCGCCTGCTGGTCTGCGCTAGGTGCAGGTTCATCGACCGTTTCGACTTTCTCGGTTTCATCGCTCATCAGTGCGCTCCGTTAGGGCTTTGGATGTGCCCGTGTGTGTCCAGAACATGCCCATTCCGAGGAACAGGCAAGACGTTAGGATTGATCGGTGGGGTCTGCTGCGCTGGCATCGGCGGCATCGGCCCGGTTGGCGTCATGCCTTGCGGCGGTTGAGCCTGCGGCGGCTGCGTAGGCATTGCGCCAGGTTCGGAACTCGGCTGCTTGGGCAGGAACCGCGCCGGATCAAGATGATCGCCCGTGCGGCTCAAGGTTTCCGTTACCAACTCCTCGATGCAGTCCGCCATGTCCGAAGGATCGGAACTGCGCAACCGGCCCACGTCCATGATCGCGCCCTTGAGCAATGGCATCGTGACCGACCATGCCTGCTGCTGCGCGCTCGTGTCCGGCTTGCCAGACGATCCCGCCTTGATCTGCACCGTGACCAGCGAACCCATGTCCTGAATCGTCAAACCCGTAGGCCAGAATGCCCACGGCCCTGCAATGGCCTTTACGTCATCATCTGACAACTGCTGCAAGGCAATTTCTGTCGTGTACAAGGCCAGGTCGTTCATCATTTCGTCAATCGCCGAACGCTGGAAAGACGAACGCGCATTCGTGCCGGTCTGCTGAATCTCTGCCTCGGTTGCCGTCTTTGTCTTGTCGATGCTCGAAGCCAAGGCCTCCTGAATCGCCCAGATGATCTCCAGCTTGAGCATGCTTGGCCTGTCGTCGTACAACGCAGGGTCAATCGGCGGGTATGTGATCTCTTTTAACAGTCCACCAATTGGCGTTCCAGGAACCACGGGTTTGACAGGAACCATCTCGCCAGATCGTGCCTTTGATAGCTTTTCAACTTCTTCTTTCTCCATGCCTGACGGATCAAACCCGGTTTTCGGGATGCAGCGCCGCCTATGCTCGGATCGGTTGGAGTGCAGGCGGTTGATTTCATCGAACAGCGATGCCGAACGCTTGATTAGCGACTGCGGATGCCGCTCGCCATCCACCCAAATCATCGCCAGAAGGAAAAGGTTGTAGAACCGGGTCGTGCCGACAGCTGGATAAGGATCGCGTGCGTAGTAGTCCAAACCCTCGATGAAGGTCAGGATCATGCCGCTTTCCTTGTTCTGCACCTCCCACACGCACACATTGCCCTCGCCTTCCGAACTCGTTCCAGTAAGCGATGCGCCGGTTTGGTAGGAATCGGCCTCTTTCGGGTCAATGTCCTGCGCCGCTTCGCCAATGTGGCGTCGTTCCGTAGGATCAAGCGGTTTCTGCTGGTGATAGACGTTCGCGCGTCCGATCTTGTCCGCAACACGCGGGAATTCTGCCTTTGCTGTACTGATCGGTTTGAAAATGCGATGCGCAATCCATGCCGCATCCACGTAGTTTTCCAGTGACGCGATCTCAGTCGATACCTGCACATCCTCGGCACGGACAAAATCGACCGCCAGCCCGCGCGCAATAATGATCTCGACCTTGGCTTCCAACCCCTGCAACTGCTGCTCTATGGCCGCTTTCTTGGCGTCAACGTCATTCGTGACGCCGCGCTCCAAATCGTTCTGCATCGCGTTGAGCTTTGCCAACTGATCCTGCGCGTCCCTGATAGCGCGCTCGACCACCGGATCGTTGCCCTTTCGCTCCTGCCACGAAACCTTGAGCCAGCCGCGCCCGACCGTAATAGCCGAACCCACCTGCTGCCGTGCCTGTAACTTCAGGTTCCCCTTCTTCCAAAGGTTCTCCACTACCAGTTCAATCGTCTTGCCAAACTGCTTGGCATCCGCCAGGCGCTTGCGGTGCGGCTCCATGATCTGATCCGCGACCTGCTTGATCTTGGCGTTCAACCACGCCTGCGCCGAGTTCTCACCAATCTGCTCGGGCGAGCTATTCGGATCTGCACTCGCCAACGCCACCTTGGCCCGAACCGCAGGATCAAGCACCGCCGTCTGCGCGCCACTCATCGCAACCTGCTTCGCCTGCTCGGCACGCTGCGCCGCAGCCATGCCGACCTGCTCCATCATCATGTGCGTCTGCGGATCGGTTCCGACCTTCTCCCGCGCCATGTCGATAATGTCCGCCATCGGCGGCGGTTGCGTCGCATCGCTTGGCTGGACGTTAAGGTCAGGGTTTCGTGCGTACAGGATGGACTTGAGAATGTCCACGTAACTGCCGCACATGTTGACGTTGATCTCGAAATTGCCCGCATCGCCACGCGCATAGCGCCGATCCAACGCAATCTGCTTGCGGCTGGATTCATCGAACTTTCGCGCTTCCTTGATGCGGTTGAGCCACGCGCGAACGTCTGCGCATTCCTGCTCGTTGTAGCCTTCGTCGGCGGATGCAACGCCTTGGCTGAATTCGTCGGTCATGGATGGCTACCTGTAAAATCTCGCAATCGTTTCTGGATCAATCTCGTCATCCGTCTGCTCCATCCACGCCTTTGTGAACGGCACGGGTTCGCGTGATCGCGCAGACTCCGGTTTCGGTGCATTGGTCATGCTGTCCAGACCACGCGCCAGCAGCGAGCAAACGTCCACGCCGTCATCCGTGCGCCCATCCTCGCCAGTGAACGCGCACAACTGATTGAGCAAGCGTTCTGCCCACGCAGTCTTGGGAAGCCACACAGCGCCAGCGGAAGCCCGCGCAGCGAAGCCAAGCGCCCGTTCTGCCTTGTTGCCAGCCGATGCCAGCGGATAGCGCATGACGAACGTCTCAAGCTCGCGCATGCGCTTTGTAATAGCCGCATCCACGGCCCGCAGGATGACGCCCTTTTCCTCGAACCAAATCTTGGGCTTGTTTCGGCGGATCATGGTCAACGCCGCCTCGATCCACGTTTCCGGCGATGCCTGATCGGAATACCAGTCCACCAGGTACATATCGCCATTCTCGTCCAGTCCAGCGATGCCGTGTTCGGTAAAGTCGCCTTCGCCCTCGCTAACGGCGTAATCGCTCGCCATGTACAGGCTCAATCGCTCCGGCAGACGGTCGTAGAACTTGAACCAGGCGCGCTTGAACAACAGGCCAGCCGCAGACCGGCACTCGCCTTCCCACACATGCCGGTAAAGGTCATCGTTCAGCGCCTTGAGCGCCAACCGTTCGGCCTCAAGCTCCGCTGGAAACCACGGGTTGTCATGCCAGCCCACGTCAACAACCAGCGAATCCTCACGCTTGGCGATGTTTGAATGGACGAAATCGTCCGCCTGCTCTGGGTTGTAGCTCCACCACAACTCCGAACCAGCCTTGCGGATCGTCGGAATCAGGATGTTTGCCGAATGCGCCGAAACCCTAGCCGCTTCCTCGATCCAGCAGATATCGCAACCTTCGTACGACTTGATAGAATCGCTCGTATGGTCGCGCAGGCCAGTAAATAGGAACTCGCTGCCGTTCGCGCCTTTGATCGTCGTCGTCTGTACCTCGTAGAACTCGCCCATCTGCATGGACTCGATCTGATCGGCCAGCAGTTTGTAAACCGAGTCCTTGATCGACTTTTGAACCTCGCGGGCGCACAGGATGCGCAGCTTGCGTTCCGATGCCATAAGCAGCAGCAGCCTAGCAATACACCAGGACTTACCACCACCGCGACCGCCGCGAGCTACCTTGTGCCGTGCCTTGCGTTCCACGAATGGCCGCAGCTTCGGCAACAGGCGAACCGGAATGACGCCGCCGTCAGCCATTGCCCCAAATCACTTTGTGCGCGTGCTGAACAGGCCCGCCGCCTTCGCCGGTATGCTCGGTGCGACCAAGCTTAGGGATGTGGTACTCAATAGC